GGCAAGGTGGTAATAGATATATTGACGGTGATTATTCAATGCTTACCGGATCTTTATATGTTGCAGATTCCTTAGAATCAGGAGTTGCAATTAGCGGATATAAAAATTCTGGATTTGTTAGATCGTTAGGATATCAAGGATTCGATGCAGGGTTTCCAGGATTTTTATTGTGGAGTGGATCTGCATTAACAGGTTCATTAACTAAATATGGAAATCTATACAGCGGAGTTGGATTAGAACTTTATCTTAATACTGCCAGTTATTTTAGATATTCAACATCGGACAATGAAATATATGTTGCAACAGACAATTTCTTTTTTGGAAATCCTGCAACGGCATATATTAGTGGAAGCAATGGATTAATTGAAATTTCATCAAGTAATTTTGTATTAAATTCAAATGGATCTGTAACTGCATCTGCATTTATAGCTATAAATAATGGTACTACAATGTTAGATACTAATTCTGGATATGCAGATGGTAAAAATATTGGACGACATATAGGACATCAATATGGTACAACTAATACGGTTTCTAGTACCACATTAACGCAAATTGGAAATGAATATGTTATTTATATTAAAGATGGCGAAGATATTATTAATACTTTTGGCCATTTTATAATTACTTCATTGTCTGGAACTACAACGTTTGAATTGATTATAGGAATATCAAATGCAAATGGAAGTACGTTTAATACGTGGGACACTGAAGAAACTTCATCATTATTTACTTTATCAGCACCAATTGTAGCACCAGTAGAAGGAACTTTTAAAGAATCTACAAATATTCCAAATTCATTTATTACCGATTTTCGTAGAAAACTTGTCCGTATACGATTATTAGCAAAACGTACAACACCGGCCAATGCTGGGCAATTTACATTAGCTAATGTATCACTAGAAACAGGACGTCCATTAGGTGGTAGTACATCATAATATATTTATATAAAAAGAAATACAAATGAACAAAATAACAACGTTATTTCCAGGAGGATTTAAACCATTAACCGGAGCTCATTTAGCATTAGCAGAACGGTATGCTCAACATCCTGACACTGATCGAGTAATTCTACTTATAGGACCTAAAGACCGAGACGGAATTACCCGAGAAAAAACAATTGATATATTCAATTTAATTAATCGCAATCCAAATATTACCATACAGCCAACAGAATTTAATTCTCCTATAATGGCTGCGTATGAATACTTATTTGCACTTCCAACTGATGTGCAAGGCCGATTTGCGATGGCAGCATCAACAAAAGGAGATGATTACGTACGTACCAAAGACTTTGTTCCAAATGTAGATAAATACAAAACAATTGGAGATAAGAAAGGCCGTAAAATTCCTTCCGGAGTAGATGCAACGGAATTGAATCTAGATATTGATCCATTAACAGATGCATCAGGACAGCCTATTTCAGCAACCACAGTACGTGCTGCATTAGCAAACGGAGATTATGCTTCGTTCAAACAAGCATATCCTGCACAAAATGATTCTGAAATTAAAAATGTATGGCAAACATTAACAGGCGTTCAAGAGTCATTATTTTCAAAAGCGTGGTGGACTAAAATTTTACAAGAAGATATTGATGCTGTCGTTGAAGGGTATATGGATCCTAAAACGGCTGAAAAACACAAACAGAAAATTGCAAAACTTAAAAAGTTTCTAAATTCTAGTTTTGGCAAACCATTTGTATATGATTTCAAAGAATTTGAAAAAACTGTTGTAGGAGTTCCATTAACTGAAGCAATTCAAATGATTAAAGAAGGAGGTGCAGCAGGGCATATGGCACACCCATATGATGATCATGCACTTTCATTTGGAGATGTTAAAGAAATAATTTCGAGAGCATTGGGTGGATATTTAGATATTGAAGCTGCAGTAACAGAAAAGACTGATGGTCAAAATATCCAGGTAACGTATAAAAACGGACAAATTGGATTTGCTAGAAACAAAGGCACTGTAATTAATCCAATGTCAGTACAAGAAATACAAGCCAAGTTTGGAGGTAGAGGCCCTATATCAGATGCATTCGGCAATGCCGCAGAAGATTTAGCAGAAGCATTCAATCGTGTAGATGCAAATGTTTTAAATGGTATTTTTAAAAATGGCCGTGTATTTGCTAACATGGAAATTATTTATCCTGCAACTAAAAATGTAATTTCATATGATGTTGCAGTATTACAATTTCACAATTTAGTTGAATATGATGATGCGGGTAATACCATGCAAACAGATTTAACCGGAGGCGGTGCATTGCAAGGAATTATTCAAGATGCAAATGCACACCTACAAAAAACATTTTCATTTATTCCGCCTCAACGCATTAAAATAGGAAGATTGTCAGATTTTGAAGATCAACAAGCTGCATTTTTCAATGAAGTAGATCAATTACGTAATCGTTATAAATTAAAAGAAACAGATCTAGTTTCTGATTATCACAAAGCGTGGTGGGGAGATGTAATACGAGAAAAAGCACAAGCATTAGGATATGATATTCCAGCTGAAATATTAACAGCATTAATTAATCGATGGGCATTCTTTGACAAATCTGCAAACATTGCCGCACTTAAAAAACAAATCACAAATCCAGAATTTTCTGCATGGGTAACTGAATTTGATAAAAAAGATTTTAAAACGTATTACAAACAAAACATGGAACCATTTGAAAGCGTATTTTTACGGCTAGGTGCAGTTGTATTACGTAATGCAGAAAATTTCTTAGCAGCTAATCCATCGCAGTCTGTACAAGAATTAAAAAAAGATTTAGCTGATCTAATTAGAGAATTAGAAACAACTCAAGATATTAATAGCATTAAAAAGCTAGAACATGAATTAAAGCGTATACAACGACTAGGAGGATTTGAAGCAATTGTTCCATCAGAAGGAGTAGTATTTGTATACGGTGGCAATACATACAAGCTCACAGGAGCATTTGCACCAGTTAATCAAATACTAGGGGTATTAAAGTACGCAAGGTGATATTTATATTTATAAGAAAAAATAGGACAAGTAATGGCTGAAAAACACAAAAGCAAATACAAGAAACCAGAAAATACAAAGTATAAATCAAGAAAAGATTTAAAAGATTATACAACGGATGATAAAGCTGGTGCATTGAATCCATATTCTACTAAACAAAAACAAAGCAATGTTTTACGTAAAACTGATAAAAACGTACAAGATGACGGTAAGTATGATGTAAAATATAATGCTGATGATCGTTTATACAAAGACTTAGAAGATGGCGAATATGATGCAAAACATGCTGCAAAAGTATTTAAAAAACGTCAAGATAAAGAAGAAAAAGATGTGTCAGATGTTATTAAAGACAAAGTAGAAAATTTAACTAGAGAGCAACGTGAACGTTTAGTTAGAGAATATGTTCGAAGAAAAATTGTTAAAATTCTTGTTGAACAACCAAAGCCTGCAGAAGAAAAACCTGCAGATAAACCTGCAGAAGAAACTCCAGCCCCAGATGCCGCAGCACCACCAGCACCTAGCGCACCTGCAACTCCAGCACCTGATGCAGCAGCAGAAACTCCAGCTCCAGACGCCGGAGCAGCACCTGCAGCAACACCGCCACCTGCAGCAGATGCATCAGCAACTCCACCCCCTGCAGAAGAAAAACCAACGGCAGATGCTGAAGCTGAAAAACAAGTATCGCCTGAAACTAAAGAGGCATTAGATGTAGATAGATTTGTTCAATATCTTAAAAAACAAGAAGGCAACATTGCAAAACTTAAATCTATTATCAAAGTAGTTAATCTGTCTTTAGATAAAGCTGAAGTTGAAGATCAAGCAAATGTATGGAAAATGTTAAAAATTACATCTAATAAAAAATTAGCTAAACTAGGAACACAATCGAATAATAAATAATATATGTCAAAAACAAACAAGTTACAAAACATCAAAGCCATTCAACAAATGATTGATGGCACTCACAAGTTCCAAAGCAAAAAGACAGTAGGATTTTCAGATGCAGAAGCAGTAGCTCGTAAGTCTGAACGACACGAGGTAGGTGATACGTGGGAAGAAACTGACGCAGCCGGAATGATTTGGGTCATTGAGCAAAAAGATGGCTTTCGTGTTCGCAAAACAAAAAATACAGAAGTATTTCAAGAAGTACGAGATGAACTTCGTAAATTTCCTAATTGTCGTAAAGACACATGTACCTGTTTTAATCCAAAACCAGCTGATGAAAAGATGCGTAAATTGAATGGTATGTGTTTAGATTGCACAGTTGATTGGGAACATGAAATGCGCAAAGCTGGAACATATGATGAATATGAAAAACAACGTGTACGTCAAAATGCAGAAGCATGGTTACAACAAGCAGAAAAAGATGTTGAAATGCTCAAACAAACATATACTCAAGCATCTAAGTTTGTTGTAAATGGCGAAGGTGAATTGGAAACATGGGCTGCACAAATGACCCCGGAAGAATTTGAAGAAAAAATAGAAAAAAGCTTTGCAGAATTTAAAGAACGATTTATAAAAAGATTAAATGGAGAACAAGATGAAAACAATTAAAAAGTATTGGGCTATTATAGTAGGAGCAATTTTAGCATTATTTGGAATTGCTGTTGCAGCAAAAAAGAAACATGATGATAAACAAATTGCAAAAACTGACAAAAAAATTGATGATAACAAACAACAAGCTGCTGTAATATCTGGTAAAATTGAAGCAATTGAAGATCAAAAAACTCAAGTTAAACAAGATTTAGCAGAACTAATTGCAGATGTTAAAAATTTAAAAGACAAAAAACAAACAGTAAATGTAACTACTAATAAGCCAGCAAAAGAAGCTAAAGAAAACATTCTAAATAAAACTAATAAAAGAAAAAAGAAATGAAAAAGTTATTAGTTATATTATTATTTCCGTTATGTATATTTGCTCAAACAACTCCAGATACATGTTTTACGGAACAGCAATTAAATGATATTTCAAATACATTAGATTCGCTTTGGCAAGTTGATGAAATAAATACAGATATTATTT